GTCCTTCTCCTAAGAGCCGTCGCCAAACGAAACGCGAGTTCTCCGCTCCGGAGGGAGCAAAGGCATTCTCGCATCTTGTTCACGCATAAAACTTTGATCCACGGCATCCATCTGTTCTTGGTTCATCTTTTTAAGATATTCTACTTTTTGATTAATTGTTTCTTTAGAATTCTTACAAAGCATCAGACCACCTACTACAGCCGCGCCATCAAACCGGGTATCAATATCCGGAATCAAACGAAGCTCAGGGTGATCTTCCAAGCGAACAGGTTCCCATCCTTCCCGGTACTTCCGGGAAACATTCGTGTTATCCGCTTCACCTCGCATTGAGGTGCGAATCCATCGGAAGACATAACCATCCTGCGGATCCGGTGTCGGAAGAACACTGGGAGGAGTCCATGTATCAGGGCGAGCATTCACCTCTCTGGATTCATGCTCTCGTTTTGCGCGAGGATCCTGTTCCTCATCAAGCGTAGTCTTATCAACCATTTGCTTTCTCCAGTTCCAAAACCTGTTTGGCGTACTGCTCAGGACTAATACCCAGGCGCTTTGCGAGTGCCACCTGAGTCTTCGTCATTTTGATTTTGCGCGATTTCGCACCCGTAGTTCGCCTTGCAGGTGCCACCACCGTCGAAGGTTTTCGGGGAGTCTCATCCTGACGAAGGCTTGGTGCATCCACCGATACATCGGTTTCATCTGCCTCCCCGAATCTTTCGGGAAATCTTTCCCGCATTTTTTGATCAATCCGTCCGTAATAGTCATTACTCGCAGGACTGACACCGCTGGAAACCAGATCTTCATGAACGGCAAAGGCGAAAGCCGTCATTTCTCTGTCGGTCTGGAACCAGGGATTTCGTTGAGCCCACTGGGCTGCTTTCGGATCAGGGGCAGGAGGTCTTTGCGGTGCCTGCATTTGAGGCTGCGGAACTTCCTGCTCTTGAACCGAAGGCGGCTCAGATACTGGGGTGTACTCTGAAGCTTTTTGTGCATCATACGAAGCACGGGCCAGTAATTCCTGGGCGTCCGCTATAGCTTCAACATCACCCTCTTCATGGGCTCGCTTCAAACTTTCCTTTGCTGATGAGACATCTTTCTCAGTCCGGCTCTTGACCTCATCAATCAAGACCTTCTCACCACGGTTCAAAAGATCGCGAAGCTTCTTGTTTTCCTCTGCCACTCGTTGGGCATAGGTTACAGCCTCATCGCGCATTCTTGCCGCAGCGTCCTTGTTTCTTCGTTCTTCGTGATAATCGAACTTGAGTTTCTTGATTCTTTTCTGAACAGACTGACTTACGTTTTTAAGTTCTTCTTCGTGGTCAGTCTGGCCAAAGCCAGAAGGGGCTCGTCGGTTACGATCCTCTTCAGGCGTATCATCAAGAATATCAATTTCAACTTCCGGCTCGTTGGCGCTTAGATCAACCTCTTGCTCGGACACTCCCCCCATAGGGGAAGAGACAAGTTGTTCATTACTCATATTACTTTTGCAACCCCTCTAGGATCGTCAACGACAGCTTCAACTGTATCGTCATTGATTAGACGGAATTCCTGTTCTCCTACTTTAAAGCGGGTTCCGGAGTACGTTCGCATTACGATGTAATCGCCGCGATGGCACCACGGACCCGAAGGGAACTTTTTCTGATCTTTGTAAGCAAGATCTCCCATTTTCAGAACCAAACCAATGATGGTGCCGACCTCTTCGGCGTGCATTGATTCAAAGGGCTTATAGATTCCCCCGTCTGTTTTTGAGCTTGCCTTTGGCACGGCGATCAAAATTTTCCAACCCGAAGGTTTTGGCAATTTGTCACCGGCTGCTTTCAAGATCTGGTGGTAATCCTCCAACTCTTCCGACTCTTCAGCCATTTCTGTCCTTTTGCAGCTTTCGCTGTTTGCAGCCATTTAAGGGTATGGCAGAAACCCAGGCACCCTACATGGGTGATTTTTACAAGCACTCATTTCCAATATAAGTGCTAAAAAATTCTGATATCACAATGCCCAAATCATCCAACCCAACCGCACCATCCTTGTTCTTGTCGTAGATGCAATTCATTACATCCTCTGACCTACAAGTTGACAGTGCTGTTTCTTTCGCCAGTCTGGATACACAAAACAATTTGGGTATTTCCAATGAAACACATTGATCTATTCGATTGTCTTCTAGAGCAAGCGGAGGGTTTTGAAATTCCCCACTTACGAAAGTCCCAGAAATGTACATTCCTTCTACATCTTGCTCATCGCTCCAGCAAAAAGTTTCCTCTCCACCAAAAGCGAACGACGGCACCAAAAGAAAAAATAAGATCGTTTTAAGCATCTTTTTCTATTCTTTCAATAATGTCCAAAAACTCTCTCTCAGCTAAAGCAAGACCCTCAATTACACCTACATGATATTTGTAATCAGCGAAATCAGAAGCACAACCTGTAGCCAAATCGTCGGCCTTGTTGTTCATGTTCTCCCGAATCTTTTCTTTAAAAAGCTCGCTCCAGCTTTTAGCCACTATTCCTCTCTCATTTCTTTAATTTTCTCTGCCATTTCCATGCCCGCCTTTACTCCGTCCAGAAGTTCCTTTGCAGACCTTGCCTCTGACTTTTCGGAATTCTCAACGTAAGACAAGCCAACATCCTTACCCACATCCAGACCAGCAAGGAATTCCTGAGATGAAATACGTTCTTTTTCAATTTCATTCCTGTCGCTAGCCTTCTTGAGGTCGGCTGCAATTCTAGCTGCATCGGTCTGCATCTTGGACTCAATCTGAGCTTCCTTGATGTCAAGCTCCCGATTCTGTTGCTGGATAACGGGATCTTCCATCTTCGCCATCTGTTCCTTGAGTTGCTGCTCGGCCACATCGCGTCCCAACAACCGACTTCCGGCTTCGGCAACCAAGGCCGAAATACGAACTTCGATATCTTGCGGAAGAGGTTCGTCGGGGGGCGGGAGTTGCACACCGAGTTCTTTTTCGATCTCCTGCCTGTACTGGAAGCCCAAATGTTCCAGAACGTGCGCCGCAAGCGCCGCTTCGATTTGCTTTGCTTTCGGAGATGACTGAATAATTTCCAGCATCTTCGGGTCCTTGGCAGCATCCATGTGTACTTGAATGTGAGATAGGTGATCTTGCCATATATAAGCCCTGACAGGATCGGTCTTGAGTAGATTCATATTCTCAGAAACCGGATCCAAAGCCTTGATGTCATCTTCTGTCGGAACAATCTCGTCGGCGTCTTCGATGCCAAGAACGTCTAGCATCTGCCTATGAAGCTCAGACAGGTTATACAACTGAGGAGCAGTAGAAGCCAACTGAAGGGCTGCTTGGTACTGCATAATTCTCTGAGCCATTGTTGAAGAATTTGGGTCAGATACCGGAATAACGTCAATCCGGTCATCAAAGTCCTGTGATTTAAATACTTCATTGCCTTCTACTTCCCACTCGTAATCTTCCGGCAAGTAGTCCCTTACAATTCCCGCAAGGATCTTGAACTCTTTCTTCATCGCATAATGAACGCGAGCCTGAATTGCATTCATGACCTTCATCGATCTTTCGATAATGGCCAGCGTCGTACCCACTGGAGCTTGCTGATTCATATCCGACACTTTCATGTCGGTAATCGATGCGAACCTTCGACCCTCTTCAACAATATTTTGCAGTAGCTGGTACAAAACATTGGAGGGTTCTTTATAAGGAAGGAACGTAATGTTGTCTCGGATAGCCCCGCCGGGCACATCTACATCCCTGAACTCGCCGGGCATGATCGGTGAGTCATCGCCCTTGATTCTAAGGCCCCTAGCCTTCAAGCCTCCGGGAAGATTTGCCAATGTTCCGGCATCGACCAGTTGACGAAGAAGTGATGTTGACGATTTAGTGATACCACCGATAAGGTGAATTAGACCAAATCCATAGAAACCCATTCCCGGAAGGTATTCATAATGGACAAAGTGATCTCTACGCCTTTTAAGCGGATCTCCCTCCATCCAGTTCCGTCGGATCGACAAGATCTCTCCACTTCCCTTGTCGATGCTGATGACGTAGGGAAGGGCAATTCCCGTAGGATCCCCGTCCTGCATATCCTCAAATCCTGCGAGATCCCAGTCAACGTGGACTTCAAGAACGGTGTGACGACTGTCCGACGTAAAGCCCGGAGAATCGCCTGTTAGTTCGTCGTACTTCTCCTGAATGTCGGAAAGATCTGAATTCCCTTCGGACAATTCGACATCTCGGTAGAAACCGGAAACTTGAAGCTTCCGCATTTCGTTTACCGTCTTCTTCATTACATGCGTGACACGCTCAGCCATTTCAAGAGAGGGCGCACCATAAGAAACAAGAAGATCTTCTGCGGGGATAAACATCGAACAGGGCCTACCCATATTCGGATCCCAGTAGACCTTTCTGAATGCGCTACCGGCCAAAGCAAGATTAAACAGCATCTTTTCTGTTTCGGACCGATATTCAGGCATGTCTTCGGTAATCAAGTAGTTCATGTACTCCTTGACCCGGAAAGCCTGCTTTTCTTTTTCTTCCGTCATCTTCCCCATCATCTTTGTCTTGACGGGTCCGGCGTTGGGAAAAATCTCCGTAATGGTCTGAGCTTGGAAACGAACGACGGCCTCGGCCAAAACAGGATGCTGAACACCGCAAGCACCGGGCCACGGCGTGCTCCTGTCTTCAATCTTCATTCCAAGCTGATCAAGGCCCTTGATGTATGTCTCTTCCCAATCTTTGCGAGATTGCTTGTCAGAGCCACACATACCCAAAAGCTCAGATGAGATTTCCTGAAGAACTCTATCATCGCAGTAATCAGCAAGATTGGAGTCAAAAGAAACCTCTTCTTCGACTACATCGGAGGGGTCAAGATCAATCATGATCCCCCCATCGTCAGTTTCCGAAATCACCATATCGGGAGCAACGATATCGGCAGAGATCTCCTCAACGACAATCTCTTCGGGAACAACCCCGTTTATATTCAATCCTGCTTCAATTGCTGACT